AAATGTCATCAACGATGCTACAGCTAGTCACCCAAGTTACCAATGAATTGGGTGTATCAACGCCAACTACTGTGGCATCGAATACGAACCAAGATGTAATTCAAATCTTGGCGTTGATGAATGCTGCCGGCTATGAGTTCTTGCGAAAACATGACTGGCGAGAATTAACCAAACAACACACATTCACCACCGTCTTTAGCGTAACGACTGGCGATGTGGTTGAAAACACATATACGATTACTGGCATCCCATCGACAGCTGGGCTTGATACAACGTATCAGGTTGTGGGCAATGGCATCTCTAATGCGGCTTACATTGAATCGGTTGACTCGGCTACGCAAGTAACGATAAATTTACCCGCAACGGGAACGTATTTAGGCACTTCAATCACTTTTGAAAAGGTCAAGTACGATCTACCCACAGATTACGAATCAACCGTTCCTAGAACCCATTGGGACAAATCAAAACATTGGGAAATGCTTGGGCCTGAAAGTCCACAGCAATGGGAATGGTTGTTATCGGGGTTTATCGCTACTGGCCCACGGATTCGTTGGCGCTTGTTGGGTAAATACTTTCAAATTTGGCCTGGCGTTTCGACTAATGAGTTGTTGGGCTATGAGTATCGGTCAAAAGGTTGGGCATTATCGTCAACTGATGTTGTAAAAAATTCATTTACTGCCGACAGCGACACTTGTATCTATCCTGATCGACTGATGGTTTTGGCTACAAAGCTCAAGTATTTCGAGGCTAAAGGCTTTGATACCACGGCGATGTATCGCAATTACATTGAGGAATTTGAGATTGTACGGGCGCAGGATATGTCAGCGGCTAACTTGTCGTTCGCACCACGCCCAGGCACAGTCTTGATCGGCTACGACAACATTCCTGATACTGGCTACGGGACAAACTAATGGCAAGCCGACTTGTTCAAGGTACGGCGGCACGGGTTCAATCGTTGCCAGCGCCTATCGGTGGTTGGAACGTGCGTGACTCCATTGCAAACATGGATACGCTCGATGCTGTCCAATTAACCAATTTGTTCCCCACAGTCAATAATGTGGTGTTGCGTGGTGGATACACAAAATATTCCACCGGAATTCCTGCACAAGTTCAGACGTTGATGGGTTATTCAAGCGGTGCAACTGACGAATTGTTTGCAATTGCAGGAACGTCGATTTATGACTGTACTGCCGGCGGTGCAGTTGGCGCAGCGGTAAAGACGGGTTTAAGTAATGCAAGATGGGAATACACCAACGTCACAACGCCAGCCGGCGGCTATTTGTATTTGGTCAATGGCGTAGATGCCCCATTATTGTATGACGGTACAAGTTGGACAAATCCAACTATTACTGGTGTCGGGGCAAGTAGTTTAAGCAATATCGCCATTTTTAAGAACCAAGTTTGGTTTACGCAAAACAATTCGCTAAAAGCATATTATTTGCCAACCTTGAGCATTGCAGGCGCAGCTAATGCAATTGACATGAGTTCGGTTGCCCAACTTGGTGGATTCTTGGTTGCCGTGGGAACATGGACAATTGATGCAGGCTACGGCGTAGACGATAACCTAGTGTTTATTACGTCCAATGGCGAGGTTATTGTTTGGGCGGGTACTGATCCCTCAAATGCAGACAAATGGGCGCTAGTGGGCGTTTGGCGGGTTGGCAAGCCCGTTGGTAAGCGATGCCTGCTAAAGTACGGCGGCGATATGCTGATGTTGACTTACAACGGTCTATATCCACTTGCCGCAAGCCTGCAATCATCTAGGCTTGATCCCCGTGTTGCGTTATCTGACAAGATTCAAGGTGCATTTACTGCCGCAACGCAACAATATGGCAGTAGTTTTGGTTGGGATATTATTTTTGACCCGCAACACAACGCTTTGACGGTCAATGTGCCGGTTGCTGAAGGCCAACAACAGCAATATGTGATGAATAACATCACAAAAGCCTGGTGCAACTTTACGGGCCAAGCTGCTAATTGTTGGGCAATCTTTGACAACGAGCCGTACTGGGGTGGCAATGGATTTGTTGCCCATGCGTGGGATGACAATTATGCTGATGACGTTAGCGATATTAATGGCTATGCGTTGCAAGCGTTTAATTATTTTGATGCCCGTGGGTACAAAAAGTATTTCACTAGAGCCAGACCGTCAATCTTTACTAACGGCGTACCGTCAATATTCATTGGTTTAAACATGGATTTTGATTTGGCAGATACAACTGCGGCTCTAAGTTTTAGCCCACAAGTATCTGCTAAATGGGACGTTGCATTGTGGGATGTAGGTTATTGGGCTACAGATACGGTCATCACAAACAATTGGCAAGGCGTAACTGGTATTGGTTATTGCGCTGCAACACAGTTTAAATCTGCCTCTCAAGGAACGACAATTCTATGGGCATCGACGGACATTGTTTACCAACAAGGTTGGGGTGGCATATAGTCCAAGGCGCTGAAATAGGTCATTGGGTAGCAGAGCGAGTGCAGGGTAAGTATTTTGCAGACGGGTCGCAAGCAATTGGGTTAGAGCGTGACGGTCAGATTATTGCAGGCGTGATTTACGAGAACTGGAATAAAGCCTCGATTGTGTGCCACATAGCAATTGAAGGACGTATTACAAAAGGGTATTTAAAAGCGATATTTAGCTACCCTTTTGAGTTTTGTAAGGTAAAAAAGATTATTGTGCCGGTGAGCAGTACCAATGCAAAAAGCCTAAAATTAGTTACTAAGATGGGTTTTGTTGAAGAAGCAAGGGTTAAAGATGCCGCACCGGATGGCGATATTATATTTTTGACATTGGCACGGGAAAAGTGCCGATTTCTAGGGGTAGAAAATGGGTAAGTCAGCATCAGCACCGCCAACACCAGATTATGTTGGCGCAGCCAAGCAGCAGGGTATTGATAACCTAACGGCGGCTAGGCAGTCAAATATTATGTCAAACCCAAATATGTACACGCCATTTGGGACTCAAACCGTTTCTTATTCAAACCCAACATTTGACCAATCGTCCTATGAAACAGCGTTGGCTAAATACAACGCAGACAAAATTGACCCCAATTCTTATTATCGAACTGGCGAGGGCGGTCAAACAAGTTTTGATCAAGCTGGATTTGATTTAGCCAACGCACGGCGAGGTGCTGCGCCAACCCGTGAAGGGTTTATGACTGGTGGCGGTCAACCAACAGTTACACAAACGCTTACCCCACAAGCCCAACAAACTTTAGATGCACAGCAACGGGTACAAACTGCATTAGCAAACCTTGGTGAAAGAGGCGTTTCAAATGCTTATGCCACGCTTTCGCAACCGTTTACACCAACTTCAACTGAAATTAAAAAAGATTTTGGCGGGTATCAAGCCGTACCATTAGCCGACCAGTATGGGTTAGCGCAAGCTAAAACAGGTGCAGGAACGTATGGATTAGCAAGGGGCGAAGTGCCATTGCAATACGGTTTAGACACTAGCGATTTAACGCAAATGCCTACAAATGCAGGCATGAATGCACAACAAGCTATTCTTTCAAGGCTTGATCCTACAATTCAAGCAGGCGATACGTCTTTTAAACAAGCATTGGCAAACCAAGGGTTAGCGCCTGGCACAGCTGCCTACGATGCAGCGTTTAGAAATCGTGAAATGAGCAAAAATGATTTGTATAACCAAGCAGCGTTGCAAGGAATCAGCCTTGATATGGCGGCTCGGCAACAAGGATTAAACGAATTAAATACTGTTGGCACGTTTGGAAACCAAGCGCAATTAGCCGGCGCAGGGTTGTACAACCAAGCTGTAAGTCAAAACTTTGGTCAAGGCGTTACAGCCGATCAACTTGCAAATGCTGCCGTTGGTCAAAACTTTGGACAAGGAATTACGTCACAAAGTCAACAATACAATCAAGCATTGCAAAAAGCGCAATTTCAAAACATGGCGCAGCAACAACAATTGGCACAAGATTTGGGGTTACGGGCGCAACCGATTAACGAAGTCATTGGTCTTATGGGTGGGTCGCAGATTCAGTTGCCACAATTTCAAGGTTATCAAGGCGCACAAGTTGCACCAGCGCCAACTTTTGCGGGTACGCAAGCAGCAGGCCAAGCAGCATTGCAAAATTATGGTATCCAACAATCAGGCGCTAATGCGGGTATTCAAGGAATTGCGTCTTTGGGCGGCATGGCGGCAATGTATTTCTAATGCTTGGTTTAGCGTTCTCAGGCGGGAAAGATTCTTTAGCGTGTTGGTACTTGTACCGTGAAAAGAATCCAATTGTTTTTTGGGCTAATACTGGCAAGTCTTACCCTGAAACGATGGAAATCATCGAACAGGTGAAAGCAGAAGCGGTTGAGTTTATTGAAGTTAAGTCAGACCAAGAGCAACAGATTAAGTTTTACGGCTATCCAAGTGATGTTGTGCCGGTTGACCATAGCCTTGAAGGCATGGTGTTTGCAGGCGATAAGCCAGTACGAGTACAGAGTTATTTAAACTGTTGTTGGGCAAACGTGGGACAGCCTCTGACAGAGGCAATAGCTAAACGTGGCATTACGCATTTAATTCGTGGGCAAAGGCTTGATGAAAGCCACAAATCCACGGCTCGGCACGGGTCGGTAGTGAATGGTGTGACGTACATTCAACCGATAGAAACATGGACTAAAGAACAAGTTTTGGCGTTTTTACAGACTCAATGTCAGTTACCAGAACATTATGCAATCGACCATTCAAGCCTTGATTGTTACGATTGCACAGCGTATTTGGCGCACTCAGCGGATCGAGTGGCATGGATGAAAGAAAAACACCCAAATTTGCATGAAAAATATAAAATAAACATGGCGGCACTAAAGTCTGCCTTGTTGCCTACTATAGAGCTACTAAGGGATTGCGATGCTTAATCAATACGTTAACTTAACTCCGCAGCAGAAAATGGCTCAGATGTTGCAACAACAAGCCCAACCGACTCAGTTGCAGGGCGATATGCAACAGCAAATGCCACAAGCTCAAAACCCGTTTGCAGGCGCACAAAACGCTATGAGTCAGTACGGGCAAATGCAAAAACAGAATCAAATGCAAGATATGCAAGATTACATTGCTCGATTAAAACTTGGTCAAGCGCAAACTGGCGGTATGTTTGATTCGGCTAACGCTCAAGCGCCAGCGATGACTGCAAACAATTACACGGGGTAAGCCATGAATTTGGACTACAACACTCGGTTAGCAGCAATTCAGCGCAACGAAAAGTTAGCGCAGATTATGCAACAGCAGGCTTTTCAGCCTATTGAGGTTCAAAGCTATCAAGGCATCCAAGCGCCTATTTCACCTTTGTCGGGACTTGCTAAAGTGTTGCAAGCCTACATGGGCGCAAGAGGTACGGGCGATGAAGAACGCATCAAGCTGAATCAAGAAGCCAAGGCAGAAGCGCAACAAATGTTGTCAGGATTGCAAGACAGGCCAGCCTCACCTGGTCGTGCTGCGGTCATGGGTATGCCTGAAATTCAAGCGCGGCCTGCAACGTCATTTACCCCAATGGGCGCTGACTTTGAGGACAATCCAAACTTACCAGTTGCACCGTCGGGCAATGTAGAAACGCCTGCTGTGCCGTATCAGCCTGCCGTTGCACCACAGGCAGCAATTCCTGCACAACCGGCGATGCAATTAACTAATGAAGAAAAAAATAAAAAATTAGTTGAAATAATGATGGGTCAAAACCCGTATGCCTCGCCAGTTGCTAAGTTAATGTATGAAAGCCTAGAAAAACAAAATTCAGGGCCATTGGCTGAGTACAAACTTTATGCTGAACAAGCTAAAGCCGCAGGTCAAACACCTCTCAGTATTGATGCTTACAAAACAAGACAAATACAAGCAGGTCGAGCAGTTAGTAATAACGTAGTTAATATGCCATCAGGTGCGCCAATTACCGCAATGGTTAATGGTCAATTGCGATATGTTCAAATTGGCAAAGGCGGTGAAAAAATTGTATTGGAAGGCATTATGCCTGTAGCAAACGATTTGCCAATTACAAGGTTAATGACTTTAAGAGATTCGTTGCCAAAAGACAGTCCGGATAGAAAAGTTGTTGAACAATTGATCGAAAAAGAGGCAACTCAATCTTTTGCCCCTAACGCAACAGTAAAAGGGCCATTGGGTCAAGTATCCCAAACTTCACCAGCCCCTGCGGAAAACACGGTAAACGTGATGATCGATGGCAAACTTACTGCCGTTCCAATTGCACAAGCAGCGGAATTGACCGCTAAATTTAAAGGCATGGTTGCAAAATCTACAGGACAAGCAGAGGCTGAACTTGATCTTGTTACTGTTTACGATAAAGATGGTAAAGCCTCTTTTGTGCCAAGATCACAAGCTGTTGAAGCTGCAAACACAGGTAGCCCATTGCTTGCCAAACCTGACGTAAAAACTACGCAAGGTCAAGCAGTTCTTGATTTGGCAGAAAGAGCGAAAAAAGCATTGCCACAATCATCATCTGGTTTGATTAATAGCTTATTTACAATGGCAACAGATGCAGCTGGTATTCCAACAAATATGTCAAAAGCTGATGGGCAATTGCGTGTTATTGCCGGTGCGTTAACGTCTAACATTCCTCGAATGGAAGGCCCGCAAAGTGATGCAGATAGATTGCTGTATCAACAATCGGCAGCTGATGTTGCGAACACAAATAAACCGTATCAATCACGCATGGCAGCGTTGGAAACCGTTATTGGGTTGAACGAGAAATACGCAGCTACGCCAACTGCACCACCGCCAGGCTCTGTTCGTAGGATTACTCCAAAATGACAACAGCCACTTTTGAAGTAAAAATCGGCAAAGAAATTTACGAGGTAGACGCTAAAGACGAAAACGAAGCGTGGAAACTTGCTAATGAATTTCATGCGTCTAGCCCACCACCACCACCGCCTGAGAAATCAACCGGCGAAAGCATTATGTCGGCGGTTAAGGATTTTCCTCGACAGGTTGGTTTAACTGGTCGGTACGCTATTGAGGGCGCAGCAAATACTTTAGGCTTGCCATTAGAGCCTATGCGAATGGGCGTTAGCGCAATTTCACAACTTGCCGGTGGCCCGCCTGCGGCATCAATGTCAACGTATGGCACAAAATTAGCCGATTTGCTTGGATTGCCCAAACCTAAAGAAACGTCTGTGATGGACACTCGGACAGGTTTAGCCAACGTGTTGCCTAGCGAACAGGTTGTTGGTGACATTACTACGTCAATGGCATCAACGATCCCAATGGTATCTGGTGCTGCGGCGCTTGCTAAAAACACCACCGGCATCACAAGCAACGTTGCCAATCAATTGGCATCTAACCCCATGTTGCAATACGGCTCGGCTGCTGGTGCAGGGTATGGCAGCGGGTTAACAAGAGAAGCCGGTGGCGATCCGTTACAGCAATTTTTTGCAGGACTTGGTGGGGGTATGCTTGCGCCTGCGGCATACGGTGGGGCAAAGTCTTTACTTACGTCTGCCGGTCAAAAGGTAGCGCCTACATTAACTGGCAAGTTAAACCCTGACGCTGCAATTCCAAACCCTGCTGAAGTTGATCAGATTATTACTTTAAAGCTCGGTCAATCAGGCATTGATTTCAGCCGATTGCCAGATCAAGTACGCAAGTCGTTGACCGCAGATGTAGCAAATGCGTTGCGAACTGGCGGTGACTTGGGTGGCGATGCAATGCGTCGATTGCTTGATTTCCGCATGGTTGAGGGTACTACGCCAACCAAAGGCATGATTACGCTTGATCCACGGCAAATCACGTTAGAACAAAACTTAGCCAAAACTGGCATGAACTCTGCCGACCCCAATTTGCAAACATTGGGCAACGTGCAAGCGGCAAACAATCGTGCTTTGATTGAGGCGCTAAATGCAAGAGGTGCGGGTAACGTACAAGCGCCTTATTTAATGGAAGCAGGCGAGGCAAGTGCAACAAAAATTGCTGCCGAAGATGCCGCAAAGCAAGCAGCAACGTCTAAATTATATGACGAGGCAAGTGCTTTGCCAGGCGGCACAACGCCATTAAATCGTGCTGATTTACTTAACAACATTGATACATTGTTGGCAAAATCTAACGCTAACGCATTTTTGCCACCTGAAATTCGGTCAATGCTAAACGAGTTAAGCGTTGGTCAAACAACAATTAACGGTAAAACGTTCCCTGTGCCGTTTGATACCAATGCACTTGATAACTTGATGACTATGGTTGCTAAAGCGCAACGTGGCACACAAGATGGAAACGTAAAATTTGCACTAGGTTTGGTTCGCAAAGCAATTGATGACACAGAAATTGCACCGGTTAAAACAGAGTTTGGCGGCAACCAATTAGTAACTGAGGCCGGTGGCAAGTTTTTGCAAACGCAAGACGCTCAAGCCGGTGAATTGTTGGCAGCATTAAATAAAGCACGGGCAAGCCATCGTGAACGCATGAATTGGCAAGAATCAACTAAGCCAATTGAGCAAACAATTAACGGTATGCAACCAGACCAATTTGTACGCAAGTTTGTACTTAACGGTGACGTTGCGGATGCAGCTGCCGTTGCCCAATCAGGCGATCCAGCAGCCACGAAGTCGGCTATTTTGACGCATTTAAAAGATCGAGCATTGGGCGGCAGATCAGACGAGGTTGGTACATTTGGTGCAGCAACGTACAACAAAACGATTAAAGAGATTGGCGATAAAAAACTAGCTTTGTTTTTTACACCTGAAGAAATTGGCGAGTTAAAGCGTTTAGGCCGTGTCGCTGAGTACACCACGGTACAGCCTAAAGGCTCGGCAGTTAACAACAGCAACTCTGGCGCTTTGGTGCTTGGTGCGGGTATTGATTTGCTTGCATCTGCTACGGGTTTAAGTGGGTTCGGTGTTGGTGCAACTCTCGCCATCCCGTTTGCTAAAAAAATGATGCAAGGAACGTTAAACTCAGCAGAGCAACAACGAGCATTAGACATGGGCAAAGCATTATCAACTAAAGTGCCAGGCTTTTCTCTCGGTGAACGAGTAGTGCCGGCATCCATTTATGCGGGGCTTTTAACTAATCCCCAAGTTGGTCAACAATAAGAGGTAATTGCAATGAGTTATAACGGTTCAGGGACATTTGTAATCAACTCAGCTGGTCAGCCAGTTGTTACAAACACGGTTATTTCATCAACGGCGTTTAATGCGTTAACTGCTGATCTTGCGACTGGTTTAACAACCGCAATGACCAAAGACGGTCAAACTACACCGACTGCTAACATTCCTATGGGAACGTTTAAATTCACAGGGCTTGGTGTTGGTTCTGCTGCAACTGATTCTGCAAACCTTTCGCAAGTGCAAAGCTCGGTTGGTACGTTTTTAACGGCAGCAGGAACAAACACAATTACGGCAACGGTTAGCCCGTCATTGACTGCATACGCCGTTGGTCAAACTTTCAAATTTATTGCTGCTGCGACCAATACAGGTTCTGTCACAATAAATATTAGCTCGCTTGGCGCTAAATCTATTTTGAAAAACGGTTCAACGCAGTTATCTGCGGGTGAATTGGTTAGCGGTTCAATGTTTCAAATTGTTTATGATGGTACACAATTTCAACTTATCGGGGCTGGCGGCGTTACTGCTGGTAAATCAATAGCTTTCTCAATTATTTTTGGACTATAAATCATGGCCGCACCTAATATTGTTAACGTCAGCGCAATTTATGGCAAAGTCGTAACTGCCGATTTAACCTCAACATCTGCAATTTCAGTTTTGAGCAATGCTGCATCTAGCGGTAAAGTGTTTAAAGTTGATTCACTAGTTGTGGCTAATATTGATACTGCTAATGCTGTAAACATTACAGTTAATCATTACTCTGCTGCTGCACTTGGCGGTACTGCAACACCAATTGCATCAACAATTTCCATACCACCAAATGCAAGTTTAATTGTGATTGACAAAACAACCATGATTTATCTTGAAGAAAATATGTCAATTGGTGCTACAGCTGGTACAGCAAGCAAATTAAAAGTCGTTTGTTCTTATGAGGACATTTCGTAATGGCTTTAGGAAACCAAGGGCAGATTGGCCCATTTCGTGCGCCGACAAGTGGAATGTTGCGATTAAGTTCTTTGCAACAAGGCTCTATTTATGCCGTTGATTATCTTGTTGTAGCAGGAGGCGGTGGCGGCGGTACTGGTAACGGTGGCGCAGGCGGTGCTGGCGGTGTAATTACCAATTCTGGGGTGGCTGTTACTTCAAGAGTTGATTATGTAGTAACCATAGGTGCAGGCGGCGCATCAAATGCAAGCGGGTCAAACACAACCGTAGGCACTTTATCTTTAACCGCAATTGGTGGCGGTAAGGGCGGTAATGGCAGTACGCAAAATGGTTCAAGCGGTGGATCAGGTGGCGGCGGCGGTACGGATGGCGTTACGGGCGGCACTGGGGGTGCAGGAACTTACACACAAGGATTTCGTGGGGGCGATATATCAGCTCCGGGTATCTCACCATTTTCTACGGGTGGCGGCGGCGGCGCTAGTGCTGTTGGTGGGGCGCAATCAGGCGTTAATGGCGGTAACGGCGGCGCAGGCGTAGCTAGTTCTATCAGCGGCAGCAGCGTGACGTATGGCGGCGGTGGCGGTGGGTATAACAACGGCACAGGTGGCGCTGGTGGTGGTGGTAATAGTGGGGCATCTGGAACTGCAAACACAGGCGGCGGTGGTGGTGGCGGCGCAGGATCAAGCGGCAGCGGTGGTTCTGGAATTGTTATTTTTCGTTATCTTGGCACTCAACGAGCATTGGGCGGCACGGTTACATCATCTGGCGGTTATACGATTCACACGTTTACATCTTCAGGGACGTTTACAGCATGAGTTATTTTGCAAAAGTACCAACAATTACTAATGGCAAAGGTATTGTTGACGATGTTATTGATGCTGACCAATCATTCATTGATTCAGGTAAGGCTGGTGATCCTACGTTGTGGTGGCAAACTTCATATAACACTTACGGAAATGTTCACTACGGCCCAGACGGTCAACCAGATGGCGGTGTAGCATTAAGAGCAAATTATGCAGGCGTAGGATATACGCTTGATACAACCGTTGTACAAAACGATGTTATAGGTGTGTTTTATGCGCCTAGTCCTTATCCATCATGGGTTTTAAACACGCAAACTTATTTGTGGGAAGCCCCAGTTGCTATGCCTAATGATGGTCAAACATATTATTGGAATGAAAAGACACAATCTTGGATTCAATATAATTAACTTTATTGCCATATTGTTTTTTTTGCCATTGATATTGCTTTGCAGCGTGTGGCTGATACCGTGGGCAATTTTTGCAATGTTTAAGGGTAAATAATGGATTGGCAAAATCTCATCAATATAGGTGCTGGCGCTGGTTTGGGCGTTATAGGTTGGTTCGCTCGCCAGTTGTGGGATTCTGTCAAAGAATTAAAGTCTGACATTGCAGACTTAAAACTTCATGTGAGCGATGCCTACGTTAAGAAGTCAGAAATGGATACGCTTAAATCCGAAATGGATAAGCGGTTTGATCGTGTTGAAATGTTGCTTGACCGTTTGTTCGATAAACTTGAATCGAAGGTAGATAAATAATGGATCCGATTACCCTACTTGCAGCCCTTGGGCCGTTAGCAGTCGATCTTGGAAAATCTTTGATTGGGCGCTTTATTCAGACTGACGTATACAAGCCAACAAACATTGGCGAATATACGCAAATGCGACAGACCGATTTAGAGATGTTTAAAGCGATGAACAACGCTGGGGGTAGCGGTACTACCTATCCGTGGGTAGAGGCCGTTGTAAGGCTTATGCGACCCGCTGTAGGTACGATTGTGTTGGGTACATGGAGTTTTATGATGCTGACGGGGCAAGACAACAGCGCGGTTAACAACTTTGCATCTGCCGTGGGTTTCTACCTGTTTGGTGATCGCACACTTTTCTACGCACAAAAGAAATGAACACCAATTGGAAAAGATCGTTTGAGTTGATGTTGCAATCGGAAGGCGGGTTTGTAAACCATCCAAGTGATCTAGGCGGCATGACTAACCTGGGCGTAACAAAAGCTACTTGGGAAAACTGGATGGGCCGTGAGTCCGACGAGGCTGAGATGCGTGGGCTGACAGCGGAAAAGGTTGAGCCTTTGTACAAAAAGAAGTATTGGGACGCTGTGCGTGGTGATGAATTAAAGGTAGGGATTGATTACTTGATGTTTGACTTTGCCGTGAACGCTGGCGCGGGTCGAGCAATCAAAACGTTACAGACTTCAATCGGCGTGGCAGCTGACGGTGCTTTCGGGCCGGTAACGATGGCGGCAATGAAATCATACGAACCCGTCAAACTCATTGAGAGATTTAGCCAAGCCAAAGAGGATTTCTACCAATCCCTGAGTACGTTTGACGTATTCGGCAAAGGCTGGCTAAATCGGGTTGCAAAGGTCAAGGCAGAGGCTTTGAAGATGGTTTGAAGTGGCGGTCACAGTACACACAAAGACCGTCTTTGAGCGTTGTACAGACTTGACCGCAACCGTCACAAACAAATTCTTTGGGATAATTCGTTGGGCGTGACCAACGTACCCAAAGTGCTGTGGCAACCAATCCGGCAGCTGAAGCATAAAACACAAACATCCAGTCCCATAGCGTCATTACCAGCCTCCCACACCCATGAGTACCGTTTGCTCTCGTTCGGCTCTCTGAGCGGCTATACGCATGGCTGGCGGTAGCTTGTAAGCCGGCCTGTCAAACCTGTCGATCTTCTTGTCAATGTGAATTAGGTATTTCTCAAGTAACGCACGTTCACCAGTCGGGGCTGATAGACCAAGTTCTGACAAGCACATGGTTATCGTCATTTCACGGCTATCGGAAACCAAGCCTTTAGAGCGTAGTTTGTCGGCAGCAGCAACGTACAAATTGGTTAGTTTCATTTTAATCCTTTTGATATATTGACCAATTCACGGCGCAACCTGTCAGCTGCCTCTGCGTATTCCAGTATTCCCTCAGATAACACTCTGTTGGATTCTTGCAACTGGCGTATTAGATTTGCTGCCTCAGTTTGCTCTTGATGCGTCATAAAAAACCCATTCTCAAGGTTTCTCAGTATTTGTTTCGGGCTAAGTGGGTTCATTTTTCTACTTCTTCAAAAGCATAAAGGGGAATAAAATAATCAACACTTTCACGGGTCATGCAATCGTGAATCTCACCTTTACTGTTTTTGTAACCCCACGCCACAGGTTCTAATTTAGCCAATTCATTTGCAGCCTGGCGAAAAGCACAAGGATTGTACTCAGCGTTGCATTTGTCACCGCAAGCCTCTTTAAACAAATGGATATAGTCGTCTTTGTTCATAAGCGCAATCCAAAAGGTGCGTGAGCATGGGTTAAAACAAGGTTTTCGTAATCGTCTGTGGACTCGGTAGCTGTCGGGGCTTGGCGCACCGTGACGAACATTGCAGGACTAACCCTACGTCTACCATCCCCACGCTTTTCCATCTTGCCCAGACGCTGTAGATTGTTCAAATGCGTATAAATTGACTGTTTCTCAAGACCAAGATACTCAGCAATATCAACGGTTGTTTTAGGCTCAATGCAATACTTTAGAATCTTTTGTTGTGTTGACATATGTTCTCCATAAAAGGAT